GCGCCAACATCTGTGAACCAATCGATGAACCAGGACCATGGCATAGCTTGCCAGAAAGCGCGTGCATCCAAGCGCGCGCCTAGCCATTTTGCCGCTATTTGACCGGTGCGGTCGATGCGTGAAAACACATCATCGCCAACGTTCAAATGGTAGCGGAAAGCTCCACTAAACCAGACTCTCGTCTCGTGGTGGACGGCAAGTGAGATGTTGTAGTTACCATCTTCGATTTCAAAACCATTACCATTACCAAGTCGGCCAAAAAGCTGATTGGTAGGGCCAAATGGAGAAGGAAGAACCTTCCAATTGATACCGGAGCCGGACACATAATTGTGCCGGTTGGTAACGGGAAAGCCAAAACGACGCCGAACAATACGATCGGCGTCACGTTCGTACTGAGTAATGATCTTTTGAGCATTAATCATAGCACGAGCGATGTCTCTTACGTCCGAGATCGTAGGAAGCCACCCAAAGACAAAGTTGAGATACTCATCGCCAACGGCGGAAGCATCTCGACCATCTCTAAGTGATTTTCCTAGACTTTTCGGAAACCCATCCTTGAGTTCAAGGAGGGAAGAAGCGACGTTGGCTTCCGACTTCGTGGGAGCAATAGCTGCGATAGCTTTTGCACCCATCGAAATATCAACGTTCTCGTTTTCGCCTACAATGTAACCATGTGATCCTTCACCAGCAAAGCCGGATGTAGATCCATTGGTACCATATAGGCCAACGGGACCGCGATACTTCCAGTGCCAGAGGGCGTTTCCGCCCCCGCCGTAAGTTCCTCTCAGATCCACATACCTTTGAGAAGGATTGTGGACGTAGTACTTTCTGAGATCGAACTCGTGTCCAGTATCGCGCTTAAGAAGGGGATTACTCTCCCTCTCAAGAAGCTTTAACTGGTCGGCAACACTGAAGTCGGTTCCTGTCCTAAAGGACGTTACGGAATCCTGATTACTGACAGGGTCGTCATAACCTGGACGACCCGAGAATGCTTCGTTAAGAGGCACTCTATATCTGTCAGTAGTGGATGGCGGCCCTTCAAGAGAAGCTCGGAAATCATAAAAAAGGGTTTTACCCTTCATAGGATCCCGAGAACTGGTCACCATCCCAACATCATCCATGATCAACCTTTCTAGTGATAATAATGCAGTCGGGACAATACGCCCTACACTGTTTTGGCGTATGACGACTGCATAGAGCGCAGATCTGAAC